GTTATTCCTTTATATTAATTAAAAAAATAACAAATATCAGATGAGAGCTATGCAAGTCATCCTTGATTGTTTGTTCTCCTACTACCCTATAAGCACAGGGTGTTTTAACCACCCAAATAACCCTTTAAAATCAAAGGGTTAAGTGTATTTAAGGTACGGCATCATATTTTAGGTGATTTCACAGCTATTACCTACACAAGCCAATGTCTGACTGCCCTCTGTGTTATCATCGTCCTCTGTAAGCTCAGAGTATTCAATTAACTGAGGTGTTGCTGCTAATGCTATCTTAAACTCTTCCTTACTTACGTCCTGATATGGTGCTTGGACATAACTATGATCTGAGTGTGGTAAGAAACTAATCCCTGATATTTCATCAAAGTGTTTGTATACCCATGCACCTACCTCTAACCACTCATGCTCTCTAACGTTAATCGTTACAGAAGGTTTATGATGACACCAATGGCGTTGATAGGTTAACCATGTCTCTAGCTCTTGTAGTGCAGTCCTATCATCTCTAGTAACAGATCCTCTTGGAGACTTAATAGGAAAGCTAAACACTGCTGTGCTATCAGGCCTATATGCTTCATCTTCTACACTAACACCCTTTTGCTTTAAGAACTCATACAAAGCATCTTTCTTGTCTATCCGTACAGTCCTAATATAGTAATCACTATGGCGACTGTGAATACCACTAGCGCTATCGACAAGTTGTGATACAGTTCCCGACGGCTTGACGCATGTAATGCTCTTGCTTTCCTCAACTTCGAGTAAGCGTGCGTACTTCTTATTGACCTTAGTGGCTTCATCTCTTAATTCCTCTAAAAATGTAGGATCAGGATTTGCCATCATCTTGCTATCCATAATGCCCGTTAATGAAACACCTAACAATCGTTCCTCAGTTGTGTTCTTAACCCATTCAGCAGATAAGAATTGAAACTTAGATAAAGTAGATTGAAAAGTACCTAGTATTGTTGCTAACCTTACCTTCTCTAGTAATGTTTCTTTTGTGTCATCTGCCCTCACTACTACCTCTGTCAGGTTGCAAAATTGCTTATCACGTAAAATTATCTCGCTGCATGGATTTGTCCCATAGCTTAGGCTAGGGTCTCTTCCTTGTTTAGCTGCTTGTTTCTGTGATGCAACCCTGTTAAAGATACCTCTCTCACCAGACTTAGACTTAACTAACGACAACCATTCTTCCATAAATACTTCCATGTCAGGCTTCTCTGTATAAGCTACAGAGTTGTTAGCTAATCCTCTGTGTGGATTGTCATTATACCAAGCGCCAGATTTACATTCTCTCATACGTTTATCAGTAAGATTAGATAATGATATAAGAGCTGATCTTCTTACGCCACCTACTACAACTATTTCACCAATCATACAAGTTATATCATGCACCTCTAACGATGTAAGCTTACGCCCCCTAGCATTAATGAATGACTCAGTAACAAACTCAAACAATCTTTTTAATGGTTCATGTCCTGATGCTCTACCACCAAAAGTCTTTAACCTTGCACCTGATGGCCTAACACGAGAGTAATCGATGGTTGGTATGTCACCTTCCCATAGACTAGATAATAGTTTCTTAAACGCCTTCGCCCACCCAAGTTTGCTGTCGCCAACAACAATAGTATCATCACAAGGATTAATACTCTCCGGGATACTTGGTAGTTTGTCAATCTCTTGTCTTTCACAACTAAAGCCTACTCCTGTACCATTCATCAAAATGTATAGACATTCACTGAAGGCTCTCTTATTATTAATAGCTAAGTAACTACAGTTGTATGCTGCAATGTTATCTCTTTCACAAGCTTCACCAGCAGTCATAAGTAATCTCATAGATGGCATTACTTCTAGGTTTAGTACTGCATCATGTATCTTTGCAATGTCTTTACCTAGCTTAGGCTGGTGTTTCTTAATGAAGTCAGTTAGTCTTGTGCAAGTCTCCGACCATGTTTCTCTTCTTTTTAATTCAGGTATGTAACGTGCGTACCTTGAAGTGTGAATGAACTTCTGATAATTGTCCAAAAAAATCTCCTTCGTTTAGTTTATGATAAATCGGCTATGTACGATTTGTACCTGCCATTCTTTTCTTTTTTCCATCCTTCCACCAACAATACCCAATCAGCATCTCTTAGATGTGGAGTAGCATCGGCATCAGTAATTTTCTTTATCCTAGCGTTCATATTACTATAACTAGTTACTTGTATTGCATGAGTCTCTCCTGTGATAGATATACCTAGTATGTCAAAGTTCCAAAGGTCTTGTCTAATCCTAGCCCAACTGTTCCACTTCTCAACAATCTGAACTAACTTATAATCACCAGAGTCTCTCATTCTTTTAAGTGTGCGCTGGGTGGGAGATGTTTTAGCCATTACGCATCTCCTGAGTCATCAACAAACCTATCAGGATCGTTTTTCTTAGGCTTCTTAGGATCAACCCTGTGTGGCAGTTTATTACCATAATCATCTTCTTTTTCAAGTAGCCATATTTCATCGTTAATAGAATCTACGTCTGGCTCATAGCTTTCTTTAGGTTCCGGTGGATTTACATCTCTTTCCATTTTAATTCTCCTCTATAAATGTGTTATAACCTTTTTGAGTTTTAACAAAGCCACATGATTGTGAATCATCTACTTCGAAGTCAAACTTACTAAAGGTATTTCTTGTTTCATGACTAACTGGCATATATAACTTATCTTCTAATTGACACATCATGATTGGCGCTGAAGTACAGTTCTTATAGAAGTACTTCTCTGCTTCATCACATGTCATAAAGTTAGCAACATATTCTAAATCATCATACGATTGTGTATAACTAACTGCCATAACGAATGGGCCTTCACCCACCTTGATTGTATCTTTAGCCATAACACCCATAGCAAACACACCATAAAACACTATGATAAGTGCTACCACTACAAGCTGTATTATAGTTGTTGTAGTTATATTTTTCCACTCCCTCCACTTTCTTTTCTTTTCTTTTTGCTCTGCTTTCCACACCTCAACCCTTCTTCTTTCTCTCATGTGTTTTCTATATGCGATGTTTTTATAACCTAAGTAACTCATTTGTTTTTCCTCCTGTTTTTAACCTTACGAACTATCGCATCTTTAGCGACTGCTGTTCCTTCAAATAGCACATAGAATACTAACCATGCCCATATCACTACTGCCAATATCATCATCATAATTTAATTCCCCCTTTAGTTAAACTGCAAAACTACTACCACAACCACAAGTTGCTTTAGCACTTGGATTACTTATTTGAAATCCTGAGCCTTGCAACCCATCTTTGTAATCTACTTCTGAATCATTTAAATACTGAAGACTCATTGGGTCAACAAGTAACATGATACCATCTTTTTCTATTTTAGTATCATCATCGTTAACCTTATCATCAAAAGTAAACCCATATTGCATACCTGAACAGCCACCACCTTGAACATAAGCTCTTAGCTTTAAATCAGGATTGTCTTCGTCAAGTAATAATTCTTTAATCTTAGTTACTGCACTATCACTTAGTTTCATTTTGCTTATCCTGTAAATTTTTAATTGCTCCCTTGATAGCATCTTCTGCTAACACAGAACAATGAATCTTAACTGGTGGTAATGCTAACTCTTCAACAATAGTTGTATTCTTAATGTTTTGAGCCTCATCTAATGTTTTGCCCTTCAACATTTCTGTTACTAATGATGATGATGCAATAGCACTACCGCAGCCATAAGTCTTAAACTTAGCATCTACAATAACATCTTTAGACACTTGAATTTGCAACTTCATCACATCTCCACAAGCGGGTGCGCCAACTAAGCCTGTACCTACGTTAGGGTCAGCTTTATCTAAGCTTCCTACGTTTCTTGGGTTCTCGTAATGATCTAACACCTGTTTGCTATAAGCCATTATTTTTCCTCTAGTTCAATTAACATATCAATGTAATGCTTTGCTTTTTGTAAGTCTTCTAACGGCTTACCTTTGTCCTTGTATCTAGTAATGTATTTAATAACATTGCCTTGGAGATAAGTAAGTTTGTTCTTAGTTATGTATTCAACAGGTTGGATAGCTAACTTACTATAATGGTCGCCACCTACTTGCTCATTTAACGCATCTCCTTCATTATATTGGTAATCTACTTTGTTTATCATGTTCATAATTCCTCCTGTAATCTGTTATAAAGTTCTACTTGAGTTCCGTAGCGTTCTTCCCAGGTCTGTTTGCCAATAGTATGAATCCCCATTTTTCCCTGGTGATGGTATGGACACAAAGGTATCATTTTCTCATCCTTTCTACCCATACCTGTATGATGCCTAATGTGGTGTATGGTGGCTGGAGGAGCATCTATCTCCTCACAATACCAGCGACACACACAACATCCAAACTCAGACATTTTGTTCATATAAGCTTTTTCTGCTTTAGTTGCCATTACACAATTTTCCCAATCCATTTACCCCCTTTAATTACCATAGGATGTATTCTAGGTTGACCGTCTACAATAACTAATGAAGACATAATAAATCTGTCTTTAAAGTTGCGACTGTATGAGAACGCTAATGAGTCTTGGTTAGTTAAACATCCAGTCTGTGCACCCCATACTAATTTATCAGGGTTACTAAAGTATTGAATACTAGCCTTACTATGGTAGTGTCCTTGTACTGTGTGCATGCCATACTTCTGAGCTATCTGCAATACATTGGCCGACATCCCATGTGTAAAGAAACACCTAGAGCCATCGTTAAGATCAATGGTTAAATCTGGAAGCCACTCCCAACCATCACCTACCTCTAAAAAGTCATTATAAGATTTCAAGAATCCTTTAGGTAAACCATGATGTAATGCTTTTCTAAACACTAAACTAGAATGGTTAGAATCTACAAGCTTCATCTTAGGAAATACACCTTCTAGCTCTTTAACGCTCTTTTTAGCTAACTTTAATTCATCACCAGCGCTTGGTAGGTCTGGGTCTGAGCTATGAAAACTAATAGCATGACAATCAATTTCATCTCCTATGTTAACTACCAAATCAAATCCTTTGTAGTGTTTCTTTAATGCTTTAAGAAACTTAATAGAATCTTTGTGATGATACGGCATGTGCATATCACCAATTACCATTACCTTTTTATATTGCATATTTTCTCCTTAATATCCATATTGTGTTAAGTCTAATTTAAACCCTAAATCTACTGCAAAACGTTCTACTTTAGACAGGTACTCTACAAACTCTTTAATCGTTAGCTTAGATGTAGATGGGATAATTGGAATTTCTTCCCCCAATATCTCAGTTTTATATCCTAAAAATTTATATTTAAGCAACTCATGCATCTCACCTTCATCATAACCAAGATAATTACCAAGTTCAGCTATAAGCGCCCAGTACATTTTATTCTGCTCAGTGCTTCTGTTAAAAGCAAAAGGCTTTACTTCTACTTCCCAAGCTTTGGTTAAGTCTAGCTCACCAATCTGCCTTCTTACGTTCTCCAACTCCTCTTCTGATGTCACTTTGTACCTTTTCATAACCTTTGCTCCTAAAAATTTTACCTTCTTTAGATGTCGCTTTAAACTCTACGCCATCTCCAAATGTCTCCTTTATTTCCTTAATAAAGTCTTTAATCATCATTACCATGTCTCCGTATATTCAAACGTTTTAGGTTTGTATCCGAATCCCCACTTAGTTTCAGTTCCTTGTCCATGACGCTGCTTAAGTAAGTAAACTGCACAAGGTGCCTGTTGCATAACTTTTTCGTCAATACCACCCTCAGCCATCTCTCTCTCACGCTTCTTGTTTCTATGAACTGATAATACATTGTCTACTAAGTTAGTTATATCTGAGCTTCCTGATACATCAAACTTACTACTGCCATCATCTTCTGATGCTGTCTTCCTACTGTGGGCAACCAAGAATATATGTATTCCTAAGTCTCTAGCAGCAACACATAAGCTATTAATAAACTCTTTCTGTCTAGCATAGTCTTCTGAAGCTACACCACACTTCATCAAACTGTCTACGCAAAATAGCTTCACGCCTAATTTCTCTGAAGCGTAATAAATAACTTCAAGCACCTTTTTCGCTGATGTCTCTCCCTCAGGGTCATACATGTATAGTCTTTTCTCTAGCTTATTTACAAAGTCTTTAATGTATTCATCGTTAGGCATAGCTTCTCCCGTCTGTTGACACATTCTTCCCAATGTTTGCTTGGGTAGCATCTCGAAGCTACAAATCATACTGCGTTGCTGTTGCAGCAAGTGTAATATTACATAGTTAAGCCATGCTGACTTACCATGACCTGAATAACCAGTGACTAATGATACCTCACCTTCTCTTATTCTAAAATCTGTATGAGTCTTGTGAAATGGTAAAGCTAATCCACCAGTTAAGTCCTCATTAAAGTATTCCTTTACATCCTCTATATACTCAGAAGGGTTCTTAATCTTTAGATGTTCCTGATTATCCCTCTTACTCATGTAACCTGAAATTTCTTTATCGGTTACTAATATATCTTGTAACGTTTGTGTAACCATATCTCCTCCTATTTTGTTTTACTATAAGCGTCTCTAACATTTCCGACAGCCTTTAGCAATCTGTCATGGTCTTTATCATTAAGTGGTTTACCAGCTCTAATTTGTGCGCTTGATAATCCAATAATAAGAACCTCGTCTCTAATCATCTTTAACACTGCAAAAGGATTAAAGCTATGTTTCTCTGCTTGATATAACTTATTGTCAGGCAGTATATCTTTCCAGTCTAAACCAGCTGAATCTAATATTGATTTAACATCACAACCAGCAAAGCAATTTAGAAGTATTCTATCTCCATCTCCTTGCTTAATACCTAGTGATGCACTCTTATCTTCGTGTGCCGGACACTGGCAAGAGTGTTGACCCTTGCCCGTTTCCCTTACACCATCAAATCTAGCTAAGACCTCCTCTATTAGAATGGTACGTCTGCGCCTTCAACTGATGCATTTGCTACATCAGCTTTAGGCTGTGGTTCAGATAATTGTCCTGATAAATACTTTACACCTGACTTTGCTTCACGAACCCAAGCTGCCATGCGCATTTCTTTACCCCCTTCTAGTGTTACTGTTCCAGAGTAATCAGGTCTATTTTCTACCCCTTGTTTATCATTCTTGAACATTGCAAAAGAATTTGTGTTATCGTAATCAGCCATCTTTGTTTCCTCCATTTTGGATTTTAATAATTAAATCTTCGATACTAATATCAAAGGCTCTTACTTCTTCTTCAAGAGATTTTATTACTTCGTCGTCTCTTTCGACTTTTACGTGTTTTAAACGTAAATCTTTTGGAAAGTCAGGATGATAACTTGCAAAGTATCCATAGTCACTTTCCGTACAAGCAATTTGCCACTGTACTTGATACACATAGTTTTTAGGCATCTTGTCAGACATAAGGTTTTTAGCGTGTGTAGCATGTGTAGGGCATTTTAGCTCTAATACCGCATCCTCACCTCTAATCAATCCATCAGGGCTTGCTGATGTATTAGCTATTGTAGGGTGATCAAAGCTTCCTACCTCTGCAACTTCCTTACCTGTAATAGCTTCAAATAACTTACGAGCCGCTGGTTCCCTTTCTTGTCCATCTCGCATTGCCTGATTCATTGTAATACTAGATGCTGACTTACCTGTAATTCTTTCTATAGCAAGCTCTAATCTAACCTTTGCTTTGTAAGTAGATTCACCCCACTTGGTCTTGCGCATTATATCGCCTAACCTAGATGCAGTAATCTTACCCATACGAACTGCAAACCATTCCGGGCTACCTTGGATTACTTCAACTTCAGGCCTTATAGTTCCTATGTTTATTGAGGTCATAGGTCAAATACCCCCTCTTCGTGAGAATCCTTAGTGCTAGCCTGTTGTTTAACTGCATTAGCTACTTCATCTGCTGAAGCTAGGCTTGTATCAATTCCTATACCATACATACCTAAAGCACGACCAACTGCTGATGTTTCGCAATTCTCTATGTAGCTAGTTTTGTTAATAAAGCTTGAGCCTTCTTTTTCATAGGCATGTGCAGTTGCTACTAGCACACCATCTACAATAACCTTACATTGAAACATAACCTGACCATCAGCGTTAGCCATAACTTGGTTGAGTATCTGTCCTTGTGGATGTTGCTTCCTAAACTCTTTAATCCTTTCGTTTACTGTAATGTAATCTTTACCTTGTATCTGTATCTTTTCCATAGTTTCTCCTATTTTAAGTTATCGTAAGATGAATTAACTTTTTTACCTACTACCTCATCTTCCCATCTTGCTCCATTTAACCATGTTGTTGGTAGCGGTATATATTGACCATTATCTTTTTTCCACTGGTCTGAGCCTTTTTGTGTTACCAAAGCTTTTAACACATTAACAATATCAGGCTGATGCTTTGCCCAAGCTTTCATTGCTTTTTGCTTATCTTTCTTGTTAGGATATGCTTCCCAAAATTTGTCAAAGCCATTTATTACAGTGTCATTGTTCCATCTACTTTGCGCACCATCAGATTTCTTTTGATTGGTTGAGTTCATTTTAACTAACTCAGAATCTATACGTTTATGCCTATATAGCTCAAAATCATGCTCTTCATTATCTATGTAAAAGTATTTATTTAAAACATAGTCTAGTGTTTCTGGGTCTGTTTTTAACTCATAAGACTTTTCCTGATAATCATTAATTGCTATTGGTTTCTCTTGTAAATAATACTCCCATACAAGCTTTGTATATACTGCTAATCTTTCATTAGAAAGATAATATGTATCGGCTAAAAAATCACCAATATTGTGTTTGTAATATCTCATTATTACTCCTTTATAACGTTAACTAAAAAGGTATATTATATATATAATAACCCATAACCCACTACCCAGTATGCATAGGTTATGCATTTATTACTGAATAGCTTACTAACACTACTTCCTAACGATTATTTGCTACTAAACCCATCGTTAGAAAGATAGTATATTTGTAGTACACTTACTGTTTCCTCCTATGTTGTATATCTACTCCATTTTTGATCCATGCCTTTATTATATCTTCATGGTATTTAGACATTAGAAACATGATTGTCTCTATTCCTAACGCATCTATTGCCATCTCAAAGTCATTTAGAACTTCGTGAGTCCATTGTATTTCTTCGTCTGGTATTGATGCAACATTGTCTTCTTCGAAGATTATTTCACGTTCATCTGACATATTTATTTCCTCCTACTACCCTATAAGCACATGGTGTTTTTAGGTAGTGTTTTGTTGTTTAAAATTAATGACTTAACTGTTGTTAGGGTACGGCATCAATAACACCCCATTGATGAGTTACATATAGTCAATCCATCATCATATATGAAAGTGTTTGAACCATCATCTTTAGGAACTACAAAGTATTCTATTTCAGAACCTGAGTCATCTCCTTTAACTACATATCCGGCTTTTTCAGCTCCTTGTATTATTACTAACGATCCATCACCTTTCCAGATAGTTGTTGTATCTGACTTTGTTGGCGTTGTATCAAATAACCCCGGTCCATCAAATAAACTATCTGCTTGCGCTCGTTCAATCATAAGCCAAGCAAATACTAAAACTACTACTGATATTGTTAGTGCATGTATTGGTGTTTTTTTCATTTTGTTTTCCTCTTTTGTGTTTGTGTTTTCATATATGCCAGAATATCTAATACTGCTGTCATATGCCTAGTTGGTATCTTGAGTGTCTTTTCATGGACACTTAACTTCTGTGTTAACTTTTCTATATTCATCCTTAATCCTCCGTTGATTTAATTTTAGTTATACCGTTCTTGGTGTTGCCATGTAGCTCATCACCAACAACCTCTTCTAGCACGTCACCATAAAAAGAAACAGGATCTGGAGTCCACTTATCACTACCTTCTTTTCTTTTAGCTCCATTCCAGCTTTCATCCTTTCCTTGAGCTTGTGGGTGCATAAGTTCATGTTTTTGAACTAACTCATAAGCCTTCCATACACGAGCAAGACATTTAGCTCTTTGAGCCTCCCTCCCACCTTCTCTATCAGGACGATTATCAGTCACAACGTTTCCGTGCCTATTAATAACCGTATGTTTATAGTTGATTGCTTTTTCAGCAATATTAGCTATTCTTTCTAGTGTTACCTGGGGGGGTCTTCTTTTCCTTGTTACATAAGAAGCATACTCCTCAGCTCGGATTGCCATTTGGTCTAACTCACCATGTGCATTTGCTGCTTTTCTATGTTTCATATTTACTCCCTATTATTAACAAAAGTTTCCATACCATCTTCGTATGTCTTGTTACCAAAAGACAGACTACCATCTAATTCTTCCATAGAAGTGTTCTCAGTCTCAATGCTAATATCTTCCTCTAACATTAAAGCACCTAGTAGTCGTTTATCATCTAATGTAAGTTCTCCTATTAACCTTGCTTTTTCCTTTGTAGTCAATAAGATATGCTTCATTCTTAATGTTTGTAATGCGTTTGACATATTACTTACCTCCATGATGTTTTTCGTAATGACGATCTAAGGCTGAATTAACAACCCTAGTGTCACCTCTCCACCTATAGTCTGGTTGCTCAGTTAATGTATCAGGTTCTAACCCAGCCATACGATCTATTGCTCTTGCTAGTCTGTCATTACAACCTTGATAATGTGCTACACTTAATTTTCTTTGATATTTCATAACATCTCCTATTTGTAAGTTCTTCTGATTGTTTTAACTCTTTCTCTTCCGTATTTACCTGTTTTTTTCCAAGTCCACACTAAAGATTCCTTTACTACTTTTTTGCCATTTAGGATTGGCAATCCACAAGGTGAATATTTCATTACTTTTCTCCTTTATATTTAGAATCGTACTCTTTCAGTTCGGGGGAGTCAATACCCTTTTTTGCACAATGACCATATTGGTTCAAACCACCCATAAAAGTCACAGTGCTACACCATGCAGTTCCATGTTGTTGAAAAATTGATTTCTTATGACATTCATTACACCATTTTAATTGTCTCATTTTATTCTCCCATGAAGTTTGTTAATGATGTTGCTATTGAGTTGTCTGTTAATGGTCTCATATCGTCATCTACAACCCATGAGCCTTTCACTAATGTTTTCCATAAGGGTGCTTTGACTGTGAATACTACTTCGTCTGATCCTTCTGCTCTTGTTTCGAATGTTTCTATTACTACTTTGCTGTTGTTGTGGAAGAATAATTGTGATTCTTCTCCTTGTGTTACTAATGTGTAGACTGCTCCTGTGAATTTGTCTACGAACATTGTTATTTTTCCTACTTTTGAGTCTAATTCTTTTGGGAAGTCTTCTAATATTTCTTTTGAGAAGTCGAATTTGGCTTCTTCTCCTCCAAGTATTAATTCTGATGTTTCTACTCTTGAGAATCTGTTTAAGATGCTTTTGTTGCCTGAGTTGTATGCATCTATCATTGATTCGCCTTCTAAGACTAATGCTTCTGGTATGCCTTCTTCTCCTATTTCTTTTTGTAATAATTCTAAGCTTTTGTACTTTATCATTGTATATCTCCTATGTGTTTTTACCCTTAACGTTGCCAGGCTTGCGACGGTTTTTGCGGTACTGATCTTCAGCCCTCAACCTCTTGCTATTGCGTTTCTTCATATTATTTTCCTTTAGTTGTAATTAGTAGGCTCTCTCGCCGGTAGAGGTGTAGCCACCAAGCGCATACATGGTGGTTGAGTTCGGCGTGTGCGAATGTTGACGTACGGTTGGTTTTACTTTGTCGATCCAACAACTTGGCATTACCATATTGTTAGCCGTAACTAACTAGGTAAGGGGTGCTTATTTTATATCACCCTTCATATTAAGTAGGAATACTACTAATCCTACGCGACATTTACGAACGCGGGAATACTAGCCCGGAGTGCTTTACAACTCGATGCGACAAACATGTCAGCATTGCAAAGCCAAATTAGCCCTTTATTGTGCCAGCTTACACACTTAGATGTATCCGACAAAAGAGCCTACTAATTGGTGGAGGTGGGCGGAATCGAACCGCCGTCCAATATATCTTATTATCAACATTTAGCTATCATATCTTATCTTGATCTTGAAGTATATAAGTGAACAAGAAAACTTTATATACTAGCAACACCCTTATTTAAACATATATGCGAGTGTATATACATATGTCTGTATCTCTTATGAAGACTAATCGTTAGCGAGATAACCTAACGAGGTCTTTAGCAGTTTCTTAGGCTGCTAGTGCGAACATTGAGTCGTTTGCATTTACTAGTTTTCTAATGTGTTTAGGATGTATTAGAATCATCCGATAGCAAGCTTTCAAACTTAACATACTGTCGAAACCTGGTCACCCCCGTAAAATGTTGAGACGAAAAAAAAGGGGGACACCCGTTAAGGTGTCCCACAGTTAAATGTAACATTATAGTGAAGATTGGAGAACCCCAATCGAGTGTACTGATATAATGTACTATGATGTCAATCACAGTAGTAGATAGGCTAGTCGTTATTAAGCTATACACTGCCAATTACCGCCTTGCAATAAAGCGCAATGTAAATTACTTTGTTCGGCGTGAGGAATCAACCATTGCCTTACAGGGAGCTTTCACACAGTCAGCCAGGGAACATACTAAAGCTAACCTACCTACTACTATGATCTCATCAGAATTGTCATTTCAACAATTGACTTGGTAGCTATTCTCAAGATTTCTCAGCGGTATATTACCGACTGGATGCTTAGTACCAAGTTTCGATCTTGGGTGGCGTGAGGAATCAACCATTGCCTTACCCTTCATAATATATAGTAAATCCAACGAACTCCTTGCGTAGCAAGGGATTTGCCGGAATACTGTTTAATTAGTATCACCCCAAAAGTCTTGAACAAGTATATAAATAACGCAACATATATAGAAGAAAGAAGTCAGGGAGCTTCAAGGTTATCTTGATTACTATGTGTGGTCAGGGAGCTTCAAGCAAGAGCTTGATTGCTGTGACTTAGTTCTTTTTCTATATTTGCTCAAAAGCCCTAGTCTAAATTCGTTGATACTGCCGTTAGGACGACTGGATACTCTGTATATACCGTTTCCCCCAATGGCTACCTTTATGGGTTCATGTTTACCTAAGAACATATCGTTCAGTGCGCTCGTATGAGCTTTTGACCATACACCTAAGCGTTTACAGTTTCCTTTGACAGTCACATCGCTTATTAGTAAACCTAACTTCAAGAGTGATACTAATTAACTAGTACCCCTACATAATATATAGTGATTCCAACGAACTCC